TCCCTTGACGGCGCGGCATACATCAATGCCGACACAATGAAAATAAAAACGGCTTTTTCGGAAAAGGACTTTGACCCGACTACAAAAGCCATTGCGGAGGTGTTCAAAAAATGAATACTGTATATTGCCCCGTTCTGGATAGACAGGTGGACGGGAGCACTTGCTTGGAAATCGTGCTTGTAGCAGACCGTGAGGCAAAGACCTCTATTTTGCCGCAAGGACTTGAATGGAATGACAAGCAGCGTGAAAAGTGCCTCCAATGTCCGTATCACAATGACTTAGAGGACACGGAGGATTGACAACCAATTTCATTGATTAGAGCATCGTGCTGAAAATGCACGGTGCTTTTTTCATACACAAAATACCGCTGACCCGGCGGAACAAAGCAGGGTGACCACCACACGGGGACTGGCCCGACAAAAAGGAAAGTGGTGCAGAAAGGAGCCAAAACTATGAAACTGCAATGGATGAAAGACATTTTGGGTGATGCCTACACTGATGAGATGGATGCAAAAGTCAGTGCGGCATTGGGTGAGCGTTTTGTTGCCCGCGCCGACTTCAACGAAAAGACTGGCAAGGTCAAGGAACTGGAAACCCAGGTCACCCAACTCAATGAGGGCATCAAGACCCGTGACAAGCAGCTTGAGGACTTGAAAAAGTCCGCTGGTGACAACGAGGAACTCACCAAACAGATTGAAACCCTCACCCAGCAAAACAAGGATGCCAAAGCCAACTATGACAAGGAGCTTGCCAAGGTCAAGCTGATGGCTGCGGTGGATGCGGAACTCACTGCCGCAGGGTCCAAGAACAATACCGCCGTTAGGGCTGTACTGGCTG